GAATCATTTTTAGGAGTAGCTTTTTGTTTAATATCATGTATTAAATATAGCGGTATTAGAGTTATGATAGGCAGAAGTAAATTAGATGCTTTAAAAAAGACTACGCTAAATACATACTATGATTTATGTAAATTATGGAATATAAAAGCAGATACGCATTATAAATTTAATGGGCAAAGTAATATTATAACTTTTTATAATGGATCAGAAATTATATTAAAGGATTTATTTCATTATCCATCAGATCCTAATTATGATAGTTTAGGTAGTTTAGAAGTAACATCAGTATTTATAGATGAGGCATCAGAAGTAGGAGAAAAGGCTAAACAGATCTGCGCTAGTAGGATTAGATATAAATTAGATGAGTATGATCTTATACCTAAAATGTTAATTACTTGTAATCCCTCTAAAAATTGGATTTATACAGAATTTTATAAAAAAAGCAAAGAGGGTAAATTGCCTCCATACAGAAGATTTATACAGGCTTTAGCTAATGATAATATGCATATTAGTAAGCATTATATAGGGCAATTAGAAAAGCTAGATGAAATAAGTAAGCAGAGGCTTTTATTAGGTAATTGGGAATATGATACAGAAACTGATAGCTTAATAAAGTATGATATGATAATTAATTTATTTACTAATACTGTAGATAGCTCTACTAAGTATATAACATCTGATATAGCTAGATATGGAGATGATAAATCTGTAATAATGTTATGGCATGGATTGCAAGTAAAAAAAATATATACTATAAATAAAAATAGCATAACAGAAATAGCTCAAAAAATTAAAGAAATACAATTTGCAGAGCAAGTACATCTATCTAATATTATAGTAGATTCTGATGGCGTAGGAGGGGGCGCTAAAGATATATTAAACTGTAAAGGATTTGTAAATAATGCAGTACCTATAAATAGAGAAAATTATAAAAACTTAAAAACGCAATGCTATTATATATTAGCAGAGAAAATAAATGCAGGATTAATAGGTATAGAATGTAATGATATTACAGTAAATAAAAAAATTATAGAAGAGCTAGAGCAGGTAAGAAGAAAAGATATAGATAAAGATACTAAATTATCTATAATTAGTAAAGATGTTATAAAAAACATTTTAGGGCGTTCTCCTGATTATGCAGATAGCTTAATGATGCGGATGTATTATGAATGTAATAGATCTGCAGGTAAATATTACATTAATTAATAAACTAAATTTTAAATATTTCTATTATAAATAAATGAAGATTAACATACAAAATAAAGGTAAAACTGAATCCTATAATTTAATTAAATCATGGGATGATCTTACTTTAGATAAATGGATGCAATTAATAAACGTATCAGAAAATAAAAATAGTAAAGATACTATAGATACTATAGCTTTATTTAGCGATATACCTAAACAGTTAATAAAACAGCTACCTATAACTATAGTAGCAGATTTGTTAAAAATAATTACAAATAAAGAGCAAAAAGTAACAGCATTATTAAATAAAGTAATTACAGTTGATAACGTAGAGTATGGATTCCATCCTAATTTAGAAAAGATTACTATAGGCGAATATGCAGATCTAGAGCATTATATAGAGCAGGGTATAGAAAAAAACATGCCTAATATAATGAGCATATTATTTAGAAAAATTACAGAAAAAGAGGGTAATGTATATAGCATAGAAAAATATGGTATAACAGATACAAGAGTACGAGCAGAGATTTTTAGAAAAAAAATGCTAGCTAAAGATGTTAATGGCGCTTTAGTTTTTTTTTGGAATTTAGGGAGGGTATTATCTCAGATTTTGCCCTCCTATTTGATGATAAACTTAGAGAAGATGATGAACAAACTAAACAACAGCAATTTGCTAAAAAATGGGGATGGTATAGCATTATCTACAATTTAGCAGAAGAGAAATTTATAAATATGCATAAAGTAACAGAATTAGAATTATTAGAGGCGCTTACTTTTTTATCTTATAAAATAGATTATAATTATAATAATAAATAATGGCTATAAGAAATAAAACATATAATAACGTAATAGATACTATAAAATGCGTAGCAGAAAAGCATTATCAAATTAATAAAGTAACTACAGGAGATATATGGGAATTAGATTTAGATAAAAATGAAAAATATCCATTATTACATATAACGCCTAGTACAGTAACTGCAGAGGTAAATCAATTATTATTTGATTTTCAGCTAGTGCTAGGGGATTTAGTAGAGCCTGATGGTAGTAATGAGCAGGAAGTTTTATCTAATTGTTTATCTATATTATTAGATTTAGTTTCTGTATTTCGTAGAGGTAAATTATTAGGGTTATCTAGTGAAGTAAATTCTGAATATACTCAAAATAGATATATCACAGAATTACCCTACTCATTTGAGCCTTTTACAGAGGATATAGGTAATAATCTAACAGGATGGATAACTACTATGCGTATAATAGTAGAATTTGATTATAACGCATGCGCAGATGAGATACCTATAGATCAAAGTGTAGCAGGAGGATGTATAAAATAAAAATAGGTAAAATTAAAATAGAAATAGGATTTTTTAAAATTAAAATAAAATTATAAATGGCAGATTTAACAGTAAACATAACAGAGAGCTTAGTATTAAATGGTAGCGCTAGAGGATCTAGTAACAGCTTAACTATAACTAATATAGAGAGCGTATATGAAAGAGTAGTAAAAGTACCTGCTAATTCAGATGGTACAGTAGTATTAACAAAAGATACTATTAGTAGCTCTGATGGAGCATTAGATATACAGGATACAAAATATATTAGGGTAACTAATTTAGATAGTACTAATACTGTAAATTTATCTTTACAGATAGACACAGGAGAAGATGATAGTGGTGCAGATGAAAGCGCAAGTATTTCACTACCTGCAGGACACTCGTTTATGATGGGTACTCCTCATACTGCATTAAATGTAAATGATGAAGTCGCAACAATACAAACATCTATGAAAGACTTAGAAAGCATTATAGTAGATAGTGCAGATCAGGATGTAATAGTAGAGGTATTTGTAGCAGGATTATAAAATGGCTAGGCTTTTAGGGAATAGCATAGAAAAATTTTTAAGATCATACGCTAAATCTATTATAAAAAAAGCGCAAGCAATAGTACAGCCATTTGATGATACAGGTAAACTACGCAAAAGCCTTAAATATAGATTACATGCCCAAGATGATGGATCTTATAAACTGTTTTTTAGTAGTACAGATTATGGAGATTATAAAAACAAAGGCGTACAGGGTAATAAAGGTAGAAGATATTATATAACAGCTCAGGGCAAAAAAAAATTATCTCCTTATAAGTATAGTAATAATTTACCTAATGTATCTGCATTACAGGGATGGATCAAACGTAAAGGCATACAGGGTAGAGATAAAAATACAGGTAGATTTATTACTAGAAAATCATTAGCTTTTATATTTTCTAAAAGCATACAGCGTAAAGGATTAAAAGCGCTTAATTTTTATACTAAGCCTATAAGCGAGGGATATAAGCAGTTAATAGATGGATTAGCTACTAGTTTAAAAATGGATATATTAACTACACTAAAAGATAAAAGAGCAGGAGAAAAATTATAAATTATGAATATAACACAAGAGCCACTATTTGATATAGTACCTGTATATAGCCCTATTATATATACAGTAGAGGATTTAAATATAATAGGAACTTTTACTAAGGTAAAATATATAGCAGAGGTATATATAGGTAAAGATAGCGGTAATTTAGTAACAGCTAATAATAAAGTAGGTACTTATAAAACTACTCCTAATAATAAAGGAGTAGGCATATTTGATTTTAGTAACGTAGTTAGAAACTTTGTAGATTCAGATAACTTAGGAAGTATAGTAGCTAAAGCAAACGCATCTTTTTTTAGTGCTTTTAAAACTGTACAATTTGATATACAAAGGCATAGCATACATTTAATAGATAGATACTGTACTAATGAGAATAGCCTTAGATTTATGCAAGTAGAGTTTAAGGTAGAATTTGCTAGTACATTAGGAGGTACTGTAAGCGTAGCAAGTAACATAGTAGTAAAAAGCAATGCAATACAAATATATAATGGTACTGCACAGCATGAAGATCCTATATTACAAAGTGGTAAATCTTTTGGTATAGATGTAGGCGGAGAGGGCTTAAATCTTATATTAAATGAGAATATAGCTAATGGTAAATTTTTAACTAATGCTCCTACTACTCAATATATAGGAAG